AGGGCGTTGTGCCAACCACCATGAGCGCTTTATCGAGCGTGTGTGCGTCAGTAGAAGAATTGTAAATGAGGAGGCCTTCTTCGGTGATGGACGGTTCAAGAGGAGGAACGGTCTTACTGTCAACAGAAGAATGGTGTGTCATGAATCCAGGTGGCATGTGAATGCGCGGAGCGAGCAACGTGTAAGAAAACGATGAAACAGTTGCGGCGTCGTTAATAGGCTCGGCGACGAGAGCTTTAGAAAGGTCAGCCAAGTCAGTCCTGTCGATGGAAGTGGCGATGCCTTGACTATTGTCGGCACAATGAAGGCCAATTATGCAAGGTCCTGCATTGGTTCTGATGAAGAGTGGACTGCCGCAGTGGCCGGCTCTAGTCCGGGCTGATGGATCATTAGGATGCCACCAGTACGTGTTGTAGATCTTGTGAGAAAGAGCTCCAACGGCGGTGAGGTCGGCGATGGTGGAGATCACCCCTGAAAGGGGCGTGCAAACATAGTCGCGATTTTTGTTGAAGGCGCTAACGAGAGTTGAGCACTCCACACCGATTGCGGGGCGGATAACGCGTTTCCCATCAACGTATGTGGGTTTTGAGAAGAGATGGCGTATGTCTTTTGCGGCTGGTGTTCGAACGGGGAGCAATAGCATTGCTAAGTCGCGTCCGTCCAAGGTGGCAACGTCGGTCCAATTGACTTGGAACCACGCCCAGCCAATAGCTACCTCTGTAAAGGGAACTCTGACTAGGACGCTGATGGAAGAGTTGCGGATGTTGCCAACAGCAGAGACTAAGAGGTGGGCGTTGAAAACGACCTCTCTATCCCTGATGCGGATACCGTTGAGCGTTGTGCTGGAAATGACGCTACCGCTGTCGGATTTGGTGGTGACGTTAATGGCTACGGTGTTCTGTCTAACCACGTTGTAAAAATTTGTCCAAAGTGGAATGTCGGTTGAGAGATTGAGTTTGACAAACTCTCCTGGAGTGGCTGGAACAGGCTTAATTGATGGCTGAGGTCCAGAGACTTGGGCAGGTTCGTCGGGAACCGGCGTAGATTCAGGTGAGGTCGCAACCCATTCTTCTGTGCGTTGGAAAGTTTGCTCATCCAAGGGTTTCCAGATAACGTTGTTGGTGAGGACAATGATAGAGTCCTCATTGGAAACAGAGGGAACGTGAGTGGTGCGGTTGGGCTGGGCCGTAACGGACTCAAAGCTTTTCTCGCTGTCGTCGGTATCGCTGAGTTGATCGATGCGGTTAACTCGTGGAAGGTCGAGGAGTTCCCTGCAAAGGTCTTCGTGGCGGTCATAGCGGTTCTCGTGTACGGTGGATTCAAAGAGATCGTCGCTGGGTTCCTCAGCCGGTTTGTCATCCTCGCCAGGTAAAAAGGCGTAAGGAAGAGAATAGCGGTTAAGGAATTTTTCGTATTCCGCAGGGTTGAACTGGAGTCGGGCCAATAGAGAGCGAACGAACTCGCGTGATTGTGTTCTTTCGGCTAAGACAACGCTTTGGAACTGGTCGAGTGGCAACTTAAAAAGAAGCCGCGGATGTGGCCAACGACTTGTTTATCTTTGGTATGCCAATGGGAAATGTTGATACCTGCCTCGCGGAGACAAATGCAGGGGCCGAGATCAGTAAGTTTCTTGCTAGGAGGCGGAGTGCGGACAACTTTAGTAAGAGTCCAAATACCTTGAACGGCGAGAGTTGCGGCAACGGCGGTTGAAAGGAATCCAGTGAGACATAATGAACCCACGAGAAA